ATGGACGAACCTCGCACCGTCCCAGCTGCCTCCACAGGTGAGGCACAATCTCGGACAGAGGACCAGCCGGCCTGTGTAGCGGACCAGGTAGACCTGTCCAAATCCATTGAAACCGTAGGCGTCGACCTTCCCGGCGTGGGGCATGTGTTGCCTGGCGCACCGTATCTGGTCGGCGCGATGTCTGATGCCCTGCGGCAGATGGTCGAACAGGGTGACGAGGAGCAGCGCGACCAGCTGCTCTGCGAGCTGCTCTTTGCGGCACGGCAACTGGCCGAGCGCTCGGTTTTGCCGGTGTCGGCTGACCTGGCGTGGCTGCCGAACGCCGAAACGCGCACGCCCGGAAGCACCTGCCGCGAATGTCATGCGACCGTATTTGGCGTGGGGCGCCCGCTGCAGCACGCCAAGCATTGCCGGACGGCCCGCGTGCTGCGCGTGCTGGCCGATCTCGAGCAGTTGACTATATCCCGCGATAAGGAGGGCGCGCAGGACGGCGAGCAGGACGCGGGCGATGGGATTCGCCCGCGCGGCCTGAAAGAGCGCGTGTGCCTGCGTTGCGGTGCGCGTGATTCGGCGTGGCTGTCAGAGCTGCGCGCCGGCGTCGTGGTGGACCTGAGCAACCTGGGTATCAACCAGTGCGTGGAGACGGCCGCAAATGGCGTCGACCATGTGTTGCACACGCACCTCTGCATCGACGTGGCGTCGGAAGGCGGTGCAGCATGAGGCAGAGTTACGACGTTGTATGGGTTGCGCTGCTGTTTGTGTTGCTGGATCTGGCCATGGGGCTGCCCGTGCTGGCTCCGTGGTGGTGGGCGCTCCTGGCCTTCGATATTGGCGCGGTGATCGGGATTGCTGGCGATCGGCGGGAAGGCGGCGCGCTATGACCGCTATTGAAACCATCACGCGCCCTTCACATCCAGCGAATGTTCAGCAGATTCTGATTAGCGATCTGCGTCCGGCCCAGTGGAACGCTCGCAAGACGTTCGACGAAAAGGGGCTGCAAGAACTTGGGCAGTCGATCTTTGAGCACGGTGTGTTGGTGCCACTCGTTGTGCGCCCGATCGAGAAGCCGTTTTACGTCTCGCAGGGTGAGTTTGCTAATGCTGAAAGCTTCGTATGGTACGTGGTCTGCAAGAACAGCGTGGGTCACGAGAATATCTGTGAAACCTACGGCGCTGGCTCTTCCGATGAGAACAAAGCGGATGCCGAGGCGGCCGCCGCGGACAGAAACCCAGACGGCGTGTATGAGATTGTGTGCGGTCATCGGCGTATGCGCGCTGCACAGATTGCCGGTGCCGACTCTGTGCCGTGCGAAGTTCGCGAGCTGACTGACGAAGCGGCGCGCGAGATCGGCCTGATCGACAATCTTCAGCGCGCGGATGTGCCTCCGCTGGAAGAGGCAGACGCGTTCGACGATCTGCTGGAGCGCACCGGATCTATCGCGGCCGTGGCGGGGCGTGTAGGGAAAGAGCAGAGCTACGTGGCGCGGCGGCTTAAGCTGCGTACGCTGACCACCTGGTCGCGAGACGCATTGCGCCATCAGATCATCAGCATCGATCACGCAATGCTGCTGTGCCGGCTCGCCGAGGCAGAGCAGAATGAGGCGCTGAAGTGGTGTCTGGACAGCAATGCCGGCGTCAAAGTCGGCGTCGACAAGGTGATCGCCGCTCGCCTGAAGCGCCTGAATCCCAGTGAGGACGATGAGGATGATGACGAGGAGGAGAATGGTCAACCGTCGCGCCCCAGCTTTCGGCACACGTGGGAGCCGCAGACAGCCCAAAAGCTGAAAGATCACATCGAGACCAGTTCAGGCGTGCCGCTGGATCGTGCGCCGTGGCCCATAGAGGAAGACTGGCTGCTTCCAGATGCCGGTTCGTGCCTCGACTGCGAGAAGAACACGAAAGCCAATACGCCGCTGTTCGGCGACCTGGACATGGGCGTGGCCGTGTGCACGGATGGCGCGTGTTTCAAAGCCAAGGTGCACGCGTTTGTTGAAATCCGGTTGGGCAAAGCGGTGCCGGTGGGCGAGTCGGATGCCTTGCGCGTGAGCTGGAAGAGCACGTCGTCTGCGCCGCGCATGGCGAAGGATGGCAGCGGGCTGAACCTGAAACAGGTGTTTCGGCGCGGCCAGTGGCACGAGGCCTCGGGGCAGAACAAGAGCAAGAAATGCGAGCACTCGCGCGCTGCGGTTGCAGTTGACTGGAGCGATGCCGACAATCGCGGCTATATGGGCGGCCGCGGTGAGTTGCGCAGGCCTGGCGAGATCCTTGAAGTCTGTATCGAGCCGAAGTGCAAAGTGCATGTGAAGTCGTACGCGGGACAAAAGCAGCACAGCGCAGAGCGGCAAGAGAGCTATGAAGAGCGCGAGAAGCGCGAGGAAGCGGAGCTGGCGGCTTTTGTTGCTGTGGAGCTGCCGGTACGGCGCGCGCTCTACGATGCGATCGCCGAGAAGCTGACCGGCGAGAAGTTGCTGCGCGCGGCGATGCTGCGGGGTAAGAATTTCTGGACCATTGCTCTGGGCCTCGGCAAGGATCCTCGCAAACAAAAAGGGACAGAGCTGGAGGCTGCGATTCGCAAGGCCTCAGGCGCGGATCTCGATCGGCTCTTTTTTCATTCGACGTTTGGACGTGCGCTGGAGATTAGTCGGTGGGAGCGCACGCAGAAGGACAAAGGCCGTGGCGATCTGATTTCGCTCGCAGCGGTGGCCGGCGTCGACGCTGCCGCGATTCAGAAGCGATTCGAAGCGCCGAAGCCGACGAAGACGCCAGCGGCCAAGAAGGCTGCGGCGAAGAAGCCGCTTCCAGCAAAGAAGACGGTGCTGGACGCGGCGACGCGCAAGCGCATTGCCGACGCCCAGAGGAAGCGCTGGGCAGCGGCGAAGAAGGGCGGCAAGCGATGAGCGATAGCGCGTTTCAGATTGAGATTGCCATCCGGACCCGCATGATCGCGCACGCCGCTCTGGGTATCACTGGCTCGATTCCGCGATTGGCACTCTTCGAGGTCGCGGAGCTGCGCAGCCGGCTAGATGAGCTTGAGGCGGCGCTCAAGAAAGGAGTCAAGTCATGAGCCTTGTTGCTCCGGGAGTGTGCCGGCACTGTGGTTGCACAGAAAGTAACCCGTGCCGTCTGCAGGATGGCGATACGTGTTTTTGGGATAACCGAGAACGCACGGTGTGCAGTAATCCGAGCTGCCGGCGTGCCGAGGGCGAGCGTATGGCGCGTGCCAAGGCTGCAGCGAAAGCCGCGCGACCGCGCAAGCTGACCTCGGCCGAGGTACATGAACTGATTCGCAGCCGCGGCAGAAGCCGCAAGAAAGGACGGGCGGCATGAGTCGTGTTGCGTTGGTTGACAGGGGTGCGCTACGGGCAGCAAAGGATTGCTCTGTATGCGCAGTGGACGGGTGCGAGCAGCTTGCAACACAGGGGCGCTATTGCGTGCGCTGCTATGAGGAGCTGCGGGCGTTGGAGGCGATGGCGGCGAGCCGCAAGCACACCGACTGGACCACGATCTCCTATGGCGCATTTGTACTGGCCGGTGGGGCGTACCTGGCGCGCGAGATGATGCCGTTTTTCGTTGATTGCCTGCGGCTTTGGTTCGGGGGATTGTAGGCGCGAGAGCGCAGAAGGAGAGCTGGTTATGGCTGAAGAGCCGGTAACAATCAATATCGGCAACATCAACGAGGGCGCCGCCGTAGACGCCTTTGACCTGGAGCTGCGAAAGGTCCTTGAGAATATCGGAGACCTTTCGACGGTCGCCACTGCGACGCGGAGCATTGTGCTGCGTGTTGATTTCAAACCTGAGTCCGATCGCTGCAAGGTGCACACGGAGTTCCAGTGCCAGTCGAAGCTGGCTCCGATCGAGAAGCACAAGTCGAAGATCTTTGTCGGCAGAACTGAGGACGGCGCGATGGTTGCGCTCGACAACGATCCGCGACAGATGCAGCTGTGGGAAGCGCCGAAGCCGAAGCAGATTCCGATTGTGGAGTTTGCCAGCGGCAAGCAGGCATAACGCGGACAGGAAACGAGGCGCGAGAGCGCGACGAGGTTGAGATGAAGGAATTGTTTGAGTATCTGTTTGATCGAGTGAAGGCGGTGCGTCCGGTGACGCACGAGGTGAACGGGCAGCAATACGCTGTCCGCGAGAATGGAACGATCGGCGACGCGGTGCGCGATCTCGCTCCGCAGTGGGATAAGCCACTGTTTCCAGTGTGCACGCTGAGCGGCCTCGCGGACCTGGTCAAAGAAAAGCTGGACGAGTTCCCGAAGGAAGTTGGGTTGCATGTCGAGGATCATCTGCATGTGCGGCTTGTCTCTTTGCGCGCAGACCAATTTGGACGCCGGCATGTGTTTGCGCGTGCGACGCACGAAGAAGGTGCGGCCTTCAGATTCAACCAGTTTCTGGAGGCTGAGGACTTTCTGATCAGCTTCCGTCGCTGTTTCTTATTTAATGACGAGGCGGTAAAGGTGCAGCAGCTCTGCTCGAACCTCTCGAGCGGCATGGTTGTGAACCTGGCCGACGACGGAATGTCGCAGGCTCTGGAGGTGAAGGCCTCGGCCACCTCGAACGCGAAGATCACGATCCCAGCTGAGGGTATTTCGTTGATCCCCTGGCGCACCTTCCGCGACGCAGCACCGGTCAGCTCGAAGTTTCTGCTGCGGTTCCAGGGCGTCAAGGACAGTCTGCCGAAGATCGCGCTGTACGAAATTGACCAGACGTGGAAGCTGGAGACCATGCAGAGCATTGCGCACTGGCTGAAGTCGCATGTGAAAGAGGTTACGGTTATTGCGTAGCTGAGGTTTTCGCGCCGGAGTGCGAGCGACGGTGCGGAAGGGGTGCGGCGGGAGGTGTGCTACGGCGCCGGTGGGGAGAGCGCGAGCTCGATCCGCTCCCGGAAGGGTTGGCCGCCGCACCGAAAAAGAGGAGAGCCGTGGAAGAAAACACGATAACGCGTCCGGGAGGATGGATTCTCACTTTTAGCGGAAGACAGTTTTGGCCTTTCGATCCGCGTCCCGAGGACATTTGCCTGGAAGATATCGCGCATGCATTGTCACTCGTATGCAGGTTTACGGGGCATTGTAAGCGCTTTTATTCGGTGGCTGAGCACTCTTTGCTGGTTGCGGCCAATGTTCCACCGAAGCATCAACCATGGGCGCTGTTGCACGACGCGGCTGAGGCGTATATCGCCGACGTCGCGCGGCCGGTCAAGCATCATTTTTCGATGGAGGGTTACCGCGCAACAGAGACCGAGATTCTGAGCGCGGTCCTTACGCGTTTTGAGCTTGCAGACTGGATGCCGGCTTCCGTGCGGCTCGCAGACAACCGCGCGCTTATGACGGAACGGCGCGATTTGATGCCGACCTCTGAGTATCGATGGGATGAAGAACTGGAAGCGCTGGACGCGTTTCCGACGACCATCTGGTCGTACGAGCCCAGCGACATCGAAGACGATTTTTTAAAAATGGCGCGGGGTTTGGGACTGCAATGAGCAAAGCGCCGGATTGGACGAAGACGGGGACCGTTGCAGGCTTCGCGGAGTCGCTGCGGAAGAAGAGCGACGCGCTGTGCGTGGTGGTGATTCGGCCGTTCAACTCGGTGCTGGCGGCTGACCCGAATCTGGCTTCAGCGGATTGTGGAGAACGCCTGGCTGAGGAGCTGCCCGGCCTGGTTCTCGAGCTGAGCGAGTCGAGGCGGCAAAAGAAGAGAGCGGCGCGGATTGAGCATGCGCCGGTGGAGTGAGGAGCGATGACGAAATCCACGGGGAAGCGCGCGGAACAGAAACGGCGTGAAGAACTATTCGCCGCGGAGCTGAGGCTCCGGCGCGTGCTCCTGCACCTGATGGCTACGCACGCCTGGGCGCGGCGGTGTTGCAAGCCTGAGAGGGTCGATCCGGTTGCCGTGGCGGAGTACTTCGGGGTCGATGCGGCCTATCAGATCGTGCGCAAGCGGCTGCAGCGCGTGTGCGCGGAAGAAAGGAAGCTCGGATGAGCGCGACGTCAGCGGCACGCAAGGCGAGGCGGGAGCGGCCGGGGAATGGTGGTGTGGTGTGGCATGCACGCGTGAATGCGTTTGAGTGCCTGGGGTGCGGTGAGTGGCTGCCGCAACGCCGCGCGGTGTGGAACGATCCGGAAGAGCTGGCGCAGATGCGGGAGCTGCTGATTGTGGATCACACCGAGTGCTGGGAATATGACGATCCGCGGATGGCGCTGCTGGCGCGGCGCTTCCGCAAAGAGGCAAAGCGGCAGAAGAACCTGGCCGCGCAACGTGTGGGCTGGAGCGGTGGATTATAACGACGCCGCAGGCGCGAGGGCGCCGGGGGAACGATGAGTGATTTTATAAGGGCGTACGGCATGAAGCTGGCGCATAACGGCACATGCCGGAAGTGTAAGAAACCGCGCACCGAAGGAAGCCACAAACACTGTGACCGATGGCCTGGCGGAATGTCGATCAAGAACCATGCAGGTTTGCGCTACGTTGGCAACTGCCAAGAGACAACGATTGCGGAGTTCAAGCGCATGGCGGAAATCATCACGCGGGGCGAGAGCGACGAAACGCCAGTTCAGTTTGAAATACGAATCCGCGAAATCATCACAACGTAACGTCGCCGCTGGCACGAGGATAACGGGGGATTCCAAATGTGTGACTACCAAGGATATGAGTTCGGGGCTGGATCATACCCGGATTCGGTGTGCATCGACGGCAGGCTTTTTGACGCTGACGATTGCGACGACAAGGGAAATCTGTACGAGCCTGCGGAAGGCATCCCATGCCCGATATGCAGTCCAGGAGAGGCCGTGCTGTACTGGGCAAACCAGAACCAGTGCGGAGGAATGAGCGTCAAAAAGGCGCTCAGCACGGCCAAGTCTCTGGTAGCAGACATCCGCAAAAACCGTAAAAACGGCACAGAACCGTGGAAGCACGCGCAGTTGGCTCAAAGGTAACGTCGCGGACAGAATAACCAAGCATGAGTGGTGACGAAGAGGAGAGGCTGTGATGATGGAAGCGAAGAAAAAGCGTGGGGGACACAATGTACCGGTTGAGGTGATCAGCTCTGTGGTGCCGATGGCGCAGGTTCCTGATCCCCCAGTGGAGGGGCGCGGGCGATGGTGGCGCGTGTGGGAAGATGTCTGCGCCTTGAAAACAGGCAGTGCGCTGAAGGTTTAGGTGCCCGCGGCGAAACATGGCTACTACGTGCGGAAGCGGCTACGCGATCTGGCGAAGAGTGCTAAGAAGTTTTTGTCCAGCAGTCACTCGGCGGACGGCTGCACCTGGTATTTCTGGCTCGACAAGCCGGAGTAGATCCACGGAAAAAACAGCGAACTGAGCGCCGCGCGTGCGGCGACGGGAGAGCACTGTGTTGGGGATAGGGAAGATAACGATGGGGAATTGCAAGAGGGCGGCGCGATGAGTGCACGGGCAAGTGCGTATGCGAAGACGCTCAGCGTGTGCCCGAACGGCGAGATGATTACGCCGCGGGAGAAGCTGGTTTTGATTGTGCTGGCAGACGCGCATCAGGATAGGGCGAAACATTTCACCTATCCGTCGATTGAGACGATCGCCGAGGATGCGATGTGCGACCGGCGCAGCTGCCAGCGGTACCTGGCGGCGCTGCAGCGCAAGGGCGTCATCGAGCGTTTGCGGCCTGCGAATCAGGGTCGCGGAATGCAGGTGTTCTACTTTTTCACGGCGCTGGACGACGTCCCGGAAGGGTGGCAGCCTGCCGCCCTTTTTGGTGATTCGTTTTCGCGCAGAAGGGCGGCAGAAGGGCGGCAGAAGGGCGGCAGAAGGGCGGCAAATGGTGCGCCTGCTCTATTGGAACGCGCGCAGGAACTGGAACTAGAACTAGAACAAAAGCCCAATACAACACCCCCTACCCCCCTCGTGGCCGAGGGGGCAAAAACGAGCGAGGAGCAGAGCGATGCAGGCGAGACGAAAGGCAGCGCCGCGAGCGTGGCGGCAATTACGCACACTGGAGCCGTGGTCGTGGAGCGCGTTCCCGAAAAAGCGCATGCGATACAGCCGTCGACTGCACGGTTTTGTACCGACGGAATTGCCGGGATGGGGAAAGATGCAGGCGTTGCGCGGGAGGATGACGTCGATCTTGCTGTCGAATCGGTAGCGAAGTGCCTCGGTGTTGCAAACAGACGCAAGCGTAAGCTTTTTCGCGCGGTGATCGAGCTGGAGATGCAGAGCGGAACGGCGCCGGACGTGACGGCGGCTGCGATGGTCGACGCGTGGAACAAACAGGCCGCGAAGAGCGCGGTGCTGTTCAGAAAGTTCGGGTTGGCGGAGTTTTTCGGCGACGGGATCTGGAAAGATTCCGAGCGATGGCACTGGAACGAGGCGCTGCTGCGGGAACGGGCCGGAGCGAGCGTGGGGAGCTACATGTGATGCGATACGTGATTGTGTGGACATTGCAACGGGGTGTGCTGGATGTTCCGGAGCCGCTGGATGACGCAAACCAGGCAGCGGCGCAGCGACAGGCGCAGCGGGATGCAGCGCTTGAGAGTGATCGGGTGGTATGGTCGCCGGCGCCAGTTCGGCGCGTCGCCAGGGCGCACAGGAGTGAGCACACCGAAACGACAGGACAGGTAACACGGCTGATGAAGCTGGCGGCGGGGAGGGTAGCATGAGCGCGATGAAGAGCCTGATCGGATGGAACTGCGTACGCTGTGCGCTGAAGGGCCACAAATGCCAGGCGCAGATGTGGCTGGAGAATGAGCCGCTCTGCCTGCGTTGTGCGAACGACGAGCCGTGCTGCTATGACACAGCGGCCGAGCTGGGGGACGCGGACCGGTACCGCGAGGCGGTGGATGTGTTTACGGTGCCATTGCCCACTGCCGAAGATCGCGAGAGACTGGCGCAGATGGGAAAGCCGCAGTCGCTGTACTCGCAGATTGGCAGATCGAAGAAGAGCTACCTGACGGCGGAAGAACAGAAACAGATCCTCGAAGATATGCGCACGCTCACGGCACGCGAGACGGCTGACAAGAACAAAGTTCCGATCACGACGGTGCAGGCGCTGCGGGCGCGTGAGATGGCGCGAATCGAGTTGGCTGGCCGGCGGCTGGAGCGGTCTGTGTCGCAGTCGCATAACCTCGTCATTCGGATCTGCGAGTTTGTTGAGGAGCGCTTCGGTTTGCCGCGCGGGTCGCTGAAAGAGGGATCGCAGAAAAAGCAGTATTGCGTGCCACGGCGAATCGTGATGTATCTGGCGGTTGAGGTGTTCGGTGTGAGTACGACAAGAACTGCGGCTGCGCTGGGCCGCATGCACCACAGCACGGTGGTTTATTCAAGACGCGAAGTTGCTGAGGGAATCAAAGTGGATAATGGTCTGCGCGCCACGGTTGAAGAGATCAAGCGAGAGCTGGAGAAGGTGATTCCGGCCGCGGCTTAACTTTTCACATGCTGTGTTGAGTTGCATCGGTGATATGGTTTTTATCGGAACAAGTGATTATCTCGTCGAGGCTGTGAGGCGACCGGAGGCTAGAAAAAGCTAAGGTCGCTGTACAATCCAGCAACGTGCCGCGCCCGCGGCTGCAACACGGCTTCGAGTCCCGATAGGCTCAGTCCTCCCAGAATGTCCAAGAACACTCGTGTGCTTAATTTGACGCGCAATTTTCACCTGCGTTTTAACCAGGCTGCGCGAGCCGTGGAACAGTGCGCCTGCGTGTGGGTCGAGTATGGCGTATCGATTCGGAATTGCACGCTGGCCGAAGCGATTGCGTTGCGCAAGGAACAACCGCGGCGCGATTTGGAGTGCGTAGAGCTGCCCGGGTTGGTGTATCGCCCGAGCGAGCGCAGCATAGCGGGTTTCAGGCGTGAACTGCAATTGGCGGCGTGCGCGAATGATTTCGCAAGAGAAGCGTGCGTTGTTCCGAAACCAGCGTAAGCGGGAGAAAAGAGTGGCACAGGGATGCGGCGAGGGGTGCGGTGACACGGCATGTCGAATGGTTATCGAGGGGGCCGTTCAGAGGCTCCGCGAAGAGTTTGTCGAAAAGCATCGCGAGAACCAGGTGGAAATCGGAAAGATCGAGGATGCCCAGGCACGTTTGCGCGAAGAGCTGCTGAAGCTGCGAGGGCGCATCGATCCATATCTCGATAATGGACAGCCTGGTCTGTTCTCGAAAATGTCGGCAAAGCTGGATACCGCGTTGGAGGAGATTGGCAAATTGCGAGTTGATCTCGGATCAGATGTGGGACGTCGCGATGCGTTTGGCGTGGTGCGGTCGCTCGTGGGACCGCTGATAGTCGGGCTGCTGCTCGTGATGGCACAGCATTTCTGGAAGTAAGACTGCAGATTCCGCGCGGCGATTAGGCAACGGCTGCGCAGATGCAGCGGAAAGGACGGATATGTTGAATCCGTTCAAGCTTTGGGCAGTGTATCGCGACCTCAACAAGATTGAGGCCGTGGCAAAGGAGCAGGCGAGTATGAAAACCAAAGTGATGCAGTACGTGACGCTGGTATTGTCGTTGATCGGGACTGTCGGTATTCCGACCATGGCGACGACCTGGCTGCACGCGCACATGGATATTTACATGGGACTGGTAGCTGCCGCGATTGTGCTGCACGCGATCTTTCCCTCGATCTTTTCGGCACCGAGCGCTGCGGATACGCAGGCGACCGGCCTGAATAAAGTAGGCATCATTCTGCTGCTGTTGACGGGCTGGGCGTTGCTCGGTCCGATGCAGGTGAGGGCGCAGACGCCGACGGGCGGTCCTGTGTTGCCGGTGGCGCCCCAGCCGACGGCGCTGACGAACATCTATGCGGCTGGCGCATCGTACAACGTGGGCGGCTCTCCGGCGATTGCAGGGACGGCGCTCTATGCGCACCTGGTCGCGGGTACCGGGACATATGCGTTCACCGCAGTGGACGCGCTGCCGAACACGCTGAAGCCGTTTACGGTGTCAACGAACATCGGTGTGGGTATTGCGCAGAAGGTTGCGACGCTGGGCAAAGTTCCGATCTACATGCCGACTGCAGCAGGCATCAGCTGGAACGGTGGCAATACGGGCTGGCAGTGGAACGGCGGCGTGCTGGCGTCGATCCACGTTAAAAACGGCTATTACATCATGCCGACGGTGCGCTTTCTCAAATCGAGCGTATCGAATGGATCGGGGTACCAGCCGATTGTGGGCGTGCTGTTTGGCTGGGGCCAGTAGCTGAGCGAGATTCCATAAACAACTACGAGGGGCCGTAGTTCGGGAGAGAAAGAACGCTGAGGAGATAGCGGGCTGGTAGACGCCGAGGAAACCAGCTGTAACACAAAAGCTCAAGTCGGCGCGTGTTCGATCTCGCAGTTCCCGAGGCCCGGAAGGAAAGCAGCGCTGAGTAGCGCAATGCGAAAGGCGCTGCTGCAGATGAGGGAGATGAAATGAAACATATTCGCGCAAAGTTTGTTGTTGACCATGTTACGAAGCATCAGGGCAACTATGCTCAGGTGGTTCTCGAGCCTCGTTATGATTCGTCATTGCCGGAGGATCAGCGTTTTGCGGAGGCGACGCCGAGCGGCAAGTTGGAACTTCACGTCACTGTGCCTGCTGTGATTGAAGCGCTGCAGCCTGGCAAGGTGTTTTATGTCGATTTACACGAAGCGCCAGAAGGCACATCGACATTTCACCAGTAGCTCGATCGTGCAATGGCGAGTAGGAAGCTAGATCCAAAGTCAAAAGAGCCGACGGTCAGGCCGCAGCGGACGGACGTTTATGGTCGGGTTCCACCTAAGCCGTCGCTTGACTGGTACGACCGGAGACCATCATGGCGTGGAAGTACTCGCAGAAAACGGGAGCGTTGACGAATCCGGCGGGGAATCGCGTGGGCATTGGGTATAGCGGCCATGGCGATGGGTTGGATAATCCTGCGCTGGAGCAGCAACAGTGCGAGGGTCCGATTCCGCAGGGTGAGTGGGAGATTGGGCAGTTCTTTGACGATCCCGGGCATAAGGGTCCGCTGGTTGCGCATTTGATGCCGTTGCCAGGTACGGAGACGTTTGGCCGGTCGGGGTTCATGATCCATGGCGACAATGAGCATTTGAATCACTCGGCCAGCGAGGGATGTATCGTGCTGCCGCGGATTTTGCGGGAGATGATCCTGGCCAGCAACGATCGCACGCTGGTTGTGACGGGGTGAGGGATGGCTCTCGACGCGGCCGCCGCAGAAGTTGTTGCGATGCAGTTTGCGGGTGGTCTGTCGATCGCGCGGTTGGCGCAGGACTGGGAATGCGATGCGGCATGGGTGGAGGATGCGATACGGCGAGCGCTGCTGGAGACGATTCCGCAGCGGGCTGGAGGGTTGAAGCCTCCGCGATCTGAGGCACGAGCTGAGCGCGGCGAAGCGGATACGGCCGCACGGCAGGCCCAAGGGAGACTGGAGTTTATAGCATGACCGGAAAACTCACACCGAAGCAGGCGATCTTTATTGCCGAGTTCCTTGTGGACGGGAATGCTACGCGTGCGGCGATTGCGGCGGGATATGCGCAAGCCAGTGCGGACGTAACAGGCTCCAAGCTGCTGAAGCGCAAACATGTATCGGCGGCGATTGCGGAGCGCCGCGCACGCCGCGTGATGAAGCTGGAGGAGCATGCGGAGCTGATTGATCAGGAGTTACGCAACGCCGTAACGCTGGACGTCGGCAGGTTCTACGACGAGGCTGGGGCGCGTATCCCGATTCACCGGCTGCCCGAAGATGTGCGCAAGGCGATTTCTGTGTTTGAGGACGAGACGCGGGGAACCACTCATATTCAGCGCGTAAAGCTGCTGGATAAGCTGCGTGCGATCGAATTGTTGGGTAAACGAAGCGGACTATTTATCGATCATTTGCAGCATGACGGAAAGGTGACGCTCGAGCAGCTCGTGTGTGGACATGGTGGATCAGAAGACAGCACAGGCGAGCAGGCGGATTAGGGAGTGGCGGCAGGATCCGCTGCGTTTCGTGCGCGAAGTTTTCGGCGCAGAGCCTGACGCGTGGCAGGCCGATGTACTGACACTGTGTGGCAGACCAGGTCGCAAGCGCGTAGCGATGAAGGCCTGCGCTGGTCCCGGAAAGACAGCGGTACTGGCATGGGCTGGATGGCATCGGCTGGCGTGCTTCGCGGCTCCGATGGAGCATCCGAAAGGGCTTGCAGTCTCGATTACCGGCGACAATCTGCGCCGTAACCTTTGGGCAGAGATGGCGCGGTGGCGCAACGCGAGCGACTTTCTACAGCGGGCGTTTGAGTGGACATCGTCGCGGATCTTTGCCAAGGATCACTCGGAAACGTGGTTCCTGACAGCGACGAGCTGGCCGAAGACGGCGGACCAGGAAACGATTGGGCGCACGCTCTCTGGGTTGCATTCGCGGTTCCCTTTTTACCTGATTGATGAGAGCGGCGACATTCCGGCGTCGCTGGCACGCTCGGCCGAGCAGGGCTTATCGAGCTGTGAAGACGGCTTGATCATCACCGCCGGCAATACGACCAGCCAGACAGGGCTGCTGTACGACGTTTCCGTACGCATGCGGGGCGATTGGGACGAGGGACGCTGGGCGGTGATCTCGATTACCGCAGATCCGGACGATCCGAAACGTACACCACGCGTGGATATCGAGTGGGCGCGCAAGCAGATTGCTGCCTATGGGCGCGAAAACCCGTGGGTGATGGCGTATGTGCTGGGGCAGTTTCCGCCTGGTTCGATCAATGCGCTGCTGAGCGTGGAAGAAGTGGAAGCGGCGATGAACCGCTCGCCGGACGCGGGCAGCTACGAGTGGGCTGGCAAGCGAATTGGGGTGGATGTTGCGCGGTACGGTGATGACCGGACAGTGCATTTCCCGAGGCAGGGATTAGCAGCGTTCCAGCCAGCGGTGATGCGGCATGCGCGGGGCAGCGCGGTGAGCGTGGATATTGCGAACCGCACCATGCGCATGATGAACGAGTTGGAGGCTGAGGAAGCCTTCTTTGACGATACGGTTGGCTGGGCGCATGGTGCTGTGGATGTGTTGCGGTCGTCGGGACGGCAGGTCTACGCAGTGCGATTTGATGCGCCGAGCGCGGACCCGCGATATGCGAACATGCGTGCGCAGATGTGGATGGAAATGGCGGAATGGGCAAAGACGGGATGCCTGCCTCATATCCCGGAGATGATTGCGGAGTTGACGACGCCTACCTATTTTTTCTCGAAGGGCCGCTTTCAGATTGAGGCAAAGGACCAGGTGAAGGCGCGACTGGGAAGGTCGCCGGATCTGGCTGACGCTCTGGCACTGACGTTTGCGCTGCCGGACACGCCAAAGTCTGTGCAGAAACAGAGCCGCAAAGCCGCCGGTTCGCGCATCGATCAGTACGATCCTTATGCCTACCTGGAGACGCAGTAATGGCCACCGTGCGCAGGTGCAGTGTTGCGGAGATATACGACAATGCCGCCAGTGCAGAGTTGATGGCGAAGTACTCGAGCGAGTGTGCGAATCCATTGATGGGGGCGATTGCCGCGCGGCGCGAGAGTTACGAGGAGTTTGAACGGCTGGGCGTTGGCAGGTTCTATGGCGTGTTCGAGCAGTCGTCGCTGGTTGGGTTTGCCTGCGTGTTGATCGCAGTCGTTCCGCACTTTGGTCAGTTGTACGCGACAACGGAAAGCCTGTTTGTAGAGCGGAGCGCACGCAGGCGCGGCGCGGGCAGATTGCTAATGGACACTGTCGAGCAGGACAGCCGCGAGCGCGGGTGCATCGGGCTCTTTTACACAGCTCCGGTGCGCAGCAGGTTTGCGCGATTACTGGCGATGCTGCCCTGGCGGTACACACACACCAACGATGTGTATTTCACGAGGCTTGTATGAGCACTCTGACAATTCCAATAGCGCTGCTGCCGCCCGCGGTCCCGGAGATGCTGCAGAAGATTGCGGCGCTCGAATCGGTGATGGTGGGCCATGAGCCCGTAGCCGTGCCGACGGAGCATGTGATCCATGGCGGGATGTATGCCAGGACGATTGTTATGCCCGCGGGAATGGTTCTAACGGGCGCGCTGATGAAGCGGGCCACCGTGGTGATTGTGACAGGGGACGTCGCGGTACTGGCTGGCGAGGAATGGGTGGAGCTGAGCGGGTATAACGTTCTGCCGGCGAGTGCTGGACGTAAGCAGGTGTTTGTTTCGCGTTCGCCGGTGATCATCACAATGGCGTTTCCAACAGCGGCGCGGACCGTGGAAGAAGCTGAAGCGGAGATGACGGATGAATGCGAGCGGCTTTTGAGCCGCAGGCAGGATGCCAGCACAACCATCATCACAGGAGAGTGAGCATGGCGACGAGCAAAGCGAAGAAGGTTGTCGACCACTGGGCGCGTGGTGCATTCAAAAAAAGCCACAAAGGGCGCTTGCACCGCCGCCTGGGCGTACCGGAGGGGCAGAAGATTCCGGCGGCCAAGATGCGCGCCGCGCTGGCAGGGAAGTACGGATCGGCCGCACAGAAAGAAGCGCAGGCGGCGCACAACGTTAACGAGTAAGACGGCAGCTAGCGACTAGCTGAAAGGTGCGGAGATGTCGGGAGCTATTTCGATCAGTACGCTTGCGGCGGTTGCGGGAGCCACCGCGGCTGTGGGCTCGACGGCGTACGGCATTTACAGCGGGCAGCGGCAGGAAGGTGCGCAGAAGAAGTCGCTGGCACAGCAGAACCAGGCGCAACAACAGGCTGAGGCGAATGCGCTGTCAACCCAGCGCAAGAGCGAGCTGGCGCAGAACGCTGCTAACCAGCAGACGCCGAACGTGGCCGCGATCTTGTCGCGGGCGGCACAGATGGGCAACCAGGGATTGAGCAGCACGATGCTGACCGGCCCTGGCGGCGTAAACACAACCGCATTGAACCTGGGCAAGAGCACTCTGCTGGGGAGCTAAGATGGCAGATAATTTTACATCGATGCGGCAGAAGCTGCTGATGCGCTGGGGGCAGATGAAGACCGAGCGCGCGAGTTGGTGGGGACACTGGCAGGAGGTCTCCACGTATCTGCTGCCATGGTCTGGCCGCTATTTTCGCCAGGACCGCGACAAGGGCCAACGGCGCAATAACCAGATCTACGACAACACCGCGATCCGCGCGCTGCGCACGCTGGGCGCGGGGCTGATGGAAGGCGCAACCAGTCCGGCGCGGCCGTGGTTCAGGTTGGGGACGCACGATCCGGAGCTGAATGAGGCGCAGCCGGTGAAGTTATGGCTTGCCGAGGTCGCGCAGCGCATGCACGCGGTGTTTCAGAAGTCGAATACGTACCGGGCGCTGCATCAGGTCTATGAAGAGCTGGGCGCGTTTGGGACGGCCGCGTCAATTGTTCTGCCGGACTTCAACACGGTGATCCATCACTATCCTCTGACGATCGGCGAGTACGCAATTGCAGCCGACTGGCAGGGGCGCATCAACGCGTTATATCGGGAGTTTGAGAAACCAGTCGCTGAGATCGTTGGGGAGTTCGGCCTGGAGAACTGTTCCACCACTGTGCAGAGCCTCTACAACACAGGCTGCCTGACCGCGTGGATCCCGATTGTGCATGCGATTGAGCCGCGGTCGGACCGTGATCCATCCAAGCGGGACGCGCGCAATATGGAGTGGGCCAGCTATTACTTTGAGCTGGGCGGCGCGACCGACAAAGTATTGCGCGAAAGCGGATTTAAGCAGTTTCCTGCATTGGCTCCGCGATGGGCTGTGGCTGGCGGCGATATCTACGGCAACTCACCGGGGATGGAAGCGCTGGGCGACATTAAGCAATTGCAGCATGAGCAACTGCGCAAGGCCAACGCGATCGACTTCCAGACCAATCCGCCGCTGCAGGTTCCGGACGGCCTAAAGAACAAGGACGTCGAACGCATGCCGGGTGGCGTGACCTTTGTGCCAAACGGAGGCGCCGGCAAGATTGAGACCATGTTCGATGTAAACCTCAATCTGGGCGAGCTGCTGGCTGATATCGAGGATGTGCGCGGGCGCATCCGGCAGAGCTTTTTCTCGGATATTTTTCTCATGCTGGCCAACTCGACGAATCCCGCGATGACGGCAACCGAGGTGGCAGAACGGCACGAAGAAAAGATGTTGATGATCGGGCCGGTACTCGAGCGCATCAACAACGAGCTGCTGTTTCCGCTGGTTGATTCGACCTTTACGCATATGGCTGAGATGGGCGCGTTGCCGCCGGCGCCTCCAGAGCTGGCGGGGATGGACCTGAACATCGAGTTCATCAGTATGCTGGCGCAGGCGCAGCGGGCGATTGGCACGAACAGCGTTGACCGGTTTGTGGGAAGCCTTGGAACGATCGCGCAGATGAAGCCTGACGTGCTGGATAAGTTTGACTCAGACGCGTGGGCCGACGCGTACAGCGATATGCTTGGCATCGATCCGAAGCTGGTGCTGGCCAACGACAAAGTAGCTCTGATTCGGCAATCGCGGGCGCAAGCGCAGGCCGCGCAGGCCAAGGTGGCAGCAGCGCAACAGGCCAGCCAGGCCACGCGAAACTTTGCCCAGGCGGGAGCGGCGGCGGCGCAGCCCGGTGCGCAGGATGTGATCAACCAATTCAGTGGATACACAGGGTGAGGGAGGATCAATGGCTACGTTGATCAACATGCAGCAGAGTGCCGAGGAAGTGAAGGAACAGGTACAGCCTTCGGTCGCGGACGCTCCGCGGTACCCGTGGGGGCTGTGCATCACTCTTAACGATGATTCGCTGGAGAAACTGGGGGTGAAGGGGCTGCCCGCAGTTGGAACCGCCGTGACGATTGTGGCCAAGGCGGAAGTATCGCGGACCAGCGATTACCAGACGCAGGGCAATGAAAGCGAGATGAGCATGGATCTGCAGATCACGGATTTGCAGATTGACGGGCTCGACGTTGACCTGTTTGGCCGCGCGGCCGAGATGTTGTACGGGAAAAAGTGATGAGCAGTTACGACCCAACAGACCTGCACGGCCAGCAGGAGGACAGGCGGGAGGCTGACGCTCGCAAGCGAATAGTGCGCGAGACGGAGATCGCTGACCTGAAATGGCTGATGAGCTCAAAAAAAGGGCGCCGCATCATGTGGCGCTTTCTGGATATGACGGGCCCGTTTCGTTTGTCCTTCGACTCGAACGCCATGCGAATGGCCTTTAAGGAAGGGAACCGGAACATGGGTATCCAACTCTTCACTGAGGTAATGACACTTTGCCCGGAGATGTATCCGGTGATGGTGAAGGAGCAGCGCAATGACAGAGACGGCAACGGCAACCAATCCAACTGAAGCCAGCGCCTCTACAGAGGCGTCTGCAACGCTGTTAGCAAGTGAACCGGTTACGACCGGCAGCGATGCAGACAAGAGCCAGCAGACGCAGACTACGGACACTCAGGCGGCGAAACCGACTGAGACGCAGGCTGAGGGAACTGAAAAAACCGGAACGGATACGACAACCCAGAGCGCGCCGGAAAAATATACTTTCACCGCGCCGGAGGGAAGCGATTTCGATCCGGATGTTCTGGAATCCTTCAGTGGCGCGGCCAAAGAGGCCGGAATCACGCAGGATGCGGCGCAGAAACTGATCGAGAAGATGGCACCGGCCCTGGTCGCGCGCCAAGTCGATCAGGTGCAGGCAATACAAAAGGAATGGCGGGACGCTTCCAGTTCCGATAAGGAATTTGGCGGCGAGAAGCTGGCCGAGAACCTTGGTGTGGCACGAAAGGCGCTGGATATGCTCGATCCGCTCCCTAATGGAGCCGGAGCGAACGGAGTGCCGAAGTCCACGCCGCTGCGCGTAATGCTGGAAGAAACCGGCCTGGGCAACCATCCGGAAGTGATCCGGATACTGTTCAGGGCTGGAAAGGCGATCAGCGAGGACCGGTTTGTGGGCGGCCATGCAGCAGGAACGGGAACGGCTAGCCCAACATCTGTCCTCTACGACAAAACCAGCAAGTAGCACACGGGGCGGTGTGAGCTTGCTTGAGGGAGGGAGATTCAAGTGCCAAACCTGATTGACATTGCGAAGTCGTTTGATCCGCAGGGCAAAGTGGCCGTGGTGGCCGAGCTGCTGAATCAATCGAACGAGATCATCCAGTACATGAACTTTATTGAAGGCAACCTGCCGACGGGGCACAAGGGCGTTGTGCGTGCGGGCTTGCCCACCGTGACGCTGCGTCGCTTCTACAAGGGCGTTGCGCCGTCGAAGAGTGGCCGCGACACGATCGAGGATGTGTGTGCGATGCTCGAAGGCCGCAACGAGATTGACAAGGATCTCGCCGACCTGAATGGCAATGCCGCGGCATTCCGGCTGAGCGAGGGGTTGGCATTCATCGAATCGATGAACCAGGAGTTCGCGCAGCAGATGATCTACGGCGATACGGCCGTCAACAAGGATGGTGTTCTCGGGCTTACGCCCCGCTATAACGCGATTGCCAATGCAACCAATGGTGCTAACGTGATCGACGCGGGGGGCACCGGATCCGACAACACGTCGGTATGGCTGGTTGTGTGGGGCGAGAACACCGTAACCGGCATCTACCCGAAAGCGTCGAAGGCGGGACTCGTCCAGGAAGATTTGGGCATCATCGACGCGTTCGACGTCAACCAGAACCGCTTCCGCGCCTACGCTGAGCTTTACCAGTGGAAGTTCGGGCTGCACGTCAAGGACTGGCGCTACGCTGTGCGCATCGCCAACATCGACGTGTCTGATCTTATCGCCCAGACTGGCACGCAGGCCAACACGGTCAGCACCTGGCTCCCCTACCTGATGATGAAGTCGTTTGCGCGCATCCCTTCAATGGGTATGGGCACTGCGACTTTCCTGGCGAACCGCACAGTGAAAGAGATGCTGAGCGTGGCGGCGGTGCAGAAGACGATCTACGGACTGAAGATGGAAGAGGCTGGCAATCAGTTCGGAACTGTTGCTGCTGGGAGCGTGGCAGGGACAGGAACGGGGATCCGCGGCGGCCAGCTGAAGTTCTTTGGCACGCCGGTGCTCACCGTCGACCAGATCCTGTCGACCGAAGCGCGCGTAGTCTAGCGCGCAGCACGCGCCAGGCAAAATTAGGCGAGAACGTTAGCGGGAGCGTCCTGACGGGCGCTCCGGAGAAGCGAGGAAAAGATGGGAATGCTTGATTCAGAGTTGGTATTCGCCGAAGCACAGGCGGTGACCAATGTTGGCGACACGGCCAGCACGAACGTGTATGAGGCTGCCAATGCCCAGCTGGGCGACGCCGGACAGACTGGCGAGAACCTGTGGGTACAGGCGCTGTGCTCCACAGCGGCAACCTCGGGCGGTAGTGCAACGGTGCAGGCTGTGCTGCAGGACTCCGCAGATGGCGTGACCTACGCAGACGTTGTGTCGGGCCCGGTAGTGGCTGTTGCCGACGTAACGACCGGCGCGCCGTTGCTGGCCGTGCAGCCGCCTCCGGGTATGCGGCAGTACTGGCGCATCGCGTGGCGCGTCGCGACGGCAGCGCTGACGGCGGGCAAGTTCGACGCCTTCATCACGAACACGCTGCAGCGCAACGTGCCGAGGCCTTCCGGCTTCAGCGTGGCCTAACCATAACCAGTGAATGAAGTGAACGAGACGCCCGCGAGAACCACCGCGGGCGCGTCCCGAGGAGGATCTACATTATGCAGGTGCGAGCAATCAGGGACTGCTTCGTGGGCTGTTATCGCAAAGCCGGCGAAGTTTTTGATCATAACGGCCCCAAAAACAGGCATCTGGAGCCGGTGAAGACGCCCAAGCAGAACGTGGACGAAAAAGACGGCGAAGACGCGAAGTAATCAAGGCTGAGGAATAAAGGGCCGATGCGCAGGTATCGGCCCTTTGTGCGCGAGGAGCGGCATGAGCGAAGTTACGATCTGCAATCTGGCGCTGAGCCACCTGGGTGATACGGCGGATGTGGCGAGCATCAGTCCGCCGGAGAATTCGGTGCAGGCACAGCTCTGCGCACGGTTCTATCCGGTGGCGCGGAATGCGCTGCTGGAGATGGCGTCCTGGGGATTTGCGACCCGACGAGTCAAACTGGCGCAGGTGGCGAACCCTACACTTGCGATCGCGCAGAGTGTTGACCCGACCGAAGATCGCGGCACCTGGCGCTTTGCATACGCGCTGCCGAATGCGGTGATCAACGTGCTTGCGGTACTGCCGGCAGAAGCGCAGAGCGATACTGAGGCGTGGCTGGGTCCGATTGAATTTGATCACTATCCGCCCTATCCGCAGGGGTATTTGCCTGTGCCGGGTGCACCGCTCTACATGCCACAGCCGTTTGCTATTGAGGCGCAGAGCGATGGCACGCAGATTGTGCTGACGAATACCTGCGACGCGGTGTTGCGTTATACGACGCTGGTGACGGACACGACGAAGTTTAGCCCGCTGTTTATTTTGGCCCTGAGTCACCTGCTGGCCTCGATGCTGGCTGGACCCCTGCTGAAAGGCGATGCGGGGACAGCGGCAGCTGTGCAGCAGATGCAGCTGTTCACGGCGATCAAAGGGCAGGCTTCGGCGAGCGACGCCAACCAGCGGCGAACTCACGTTGAGCCAGCAACAAGCTGGATCCGGGGGCGCTAAATGCCGAGTATGCGGACGTATAACCGGAGCTTTGCTGGAGGTGAGATCTCGCCGGAGATGTTCGGGCGGATCGATGACGCCAAGTTCCAGAGCGGCGCAGCGTCGCTGCTGAACTTTATTGCGCGGCCGACAGGCGCAGCGATGAATCGCAGCGGCTTTGCGTACGTGAGCGCAACCAAGAATAACGGCGTGGCGCGATTGATCCCGTTCACCTACAGCATGGGCCAGACCATGGTGATCGAGATGGGAAACCAGTATGCGCGGTTCCATACACAGGGATCCACGCTCGAGTACTCTGCCACGCAGCCAGCATTCAAGCCGTCTTTCTCGGCTTCCTACACAGTGGCCAGTCCGACCGTGCTAACGAAGACGGCGCATGGATTGACGACGGGTGACTCGGTGGTCTTGGCAGTGTTTTATCTGCCGCCCCCGGGCGGATCAATTGCATACCCCACGGGCCTTTCCTACGGCCCCTATAGCGCCTCAGTTATTGACGCGAACACCTTTGAACTAATCGACCCGGCGACGGGAACGGCCGCGAATGTGACCGCGGTCGGCACGGGCGGCATTGTGGTCCAACCCTACTATGGCAGCGGCGACCTGGTGTCCTATTCGGGCGCAACCTATTACCGCATAGCGCCGCCGCCTGGATGGATCGTGGCCAGCGTGGGAATCGATACAAACCCTGCGACCGATGGATACTGGTACGAACTGCCAGCGGATCTGACGTACGAGATCCCGACGCCCTACGCCGCCGCGGATTTGTTTGGGATCCACTTTGCGCAAAGCGCGGACGTGATGACGCTGGTACATCCGAACTATCCGCCGCAGGAATTGAAGCGCGTGAGTGCGACGGTGTGGACGATGACGGCGATTGCCTTCGGGCCTCCGCTGGCAGCTCCAGCCAACGTGGCAGTGACAGCCTCGCCGGGATATAAGGCGCAGATCGCCAGCGTGACCACGGGGGGAACCGGATATACCGGCCAGGCGCTGATTTCGACAGTGGCCAGCCACACGTTGGCGCTGGGCGATGGCGTGTACGTGGCAGACCTGACATTCACGCCCAGCTCCGGACCGGCGCAGGTGCTGGATGGGTTCTATATGGTTTCCGCGGTGCCGGTGGACGGCAGCGGAAACCTGATCAAGAACGAGCTGTACCTGATGGACTACAGCGGCAATAACCTGATGTTCGATGCGAGCGGAACCTACTCGAACAACGCGACGCTACAGTACGGCTCAAAGATCTTCAACATCACAAACTACTACGCGGTACAGGCGATCGGGCCAGACGGCGTGAGCGCGAGCGCACTGAGCGCGCAGATCAGCGTGCTCGATAATCTGGACGTTCCGGGCAGCTTTAACACGGTGAGCTGGGGCGCGGTGAGTGGCGCGCAAAGCTACAACGTGTACAAGCAGTTCAATGGGCTGTGGGGCTATATCGGCAATACGCAGGCCTTGACCTTTAGCGATCAGAATATCGCGCCGGATATGAGCATCGTGCCGGGAACGCCAGACGCGGTCTTTTCAGGCGCCGGCAATTATCCGGGGGCGGTGTGTTACTTCCAGCAGCGCAGGTGTTTTGCGGGCACACAGAACGGGCCACAGAATTGCTGGATGTCAAACTCGGGCACGGAAAGCATGTTCAACTATTCGCTGCCGTCACTGGACACTGACCGGGTTGCGTTCCGCGTGGCGGCGCTGAAAGCCGATACGATCGTGCACCTGGTTCCGATGCTGCAGTTGCTGCTGCTGACGAGCGAATCAGAGTTCGCCGTGGAGCCCGGCAATACCAATGCGGTAACGCCGTCGACGGTGAGCGTGAATCCGCAGAGCTACGTGGGCGCGTCGAATGTGCAGCCGACGATCATCAACACCTCGATGGTGTACGCTGCGGCGCGTGGCGGCCACGTGCGCGAGATGGGCTATGCGTGGACGGTGAACGGCTACATGACGGGCGATCTGAGCCTGCGCGCAGCGCATCTGTTTGACAACCTGAGCATCGTAGACCAGACCTACGCCAAGGCTCCATGGCCGGTGGTCTGGTTTGTGTCGAGCAATGGAAACCTGCTGGGGTTGACGTACGTTCCCGAAGAGCAGGTGGGCGGCTGGCATCACCACAACACGCAGGGAACCTTTGAGTCTATCGCTGCAGTGGCCGAGGGCGACCAGGATGCGCTGTACGCCGTGATCAACCGGACCATCAACGGACAAACGGTGCGCTACGTGGAGCGCATGGCGAACCCTCTGTTTGACACGCTGCAGGATGCGTTTTTTGTGGACGCAGGAGTAACGCAGACCTTTGCGAATCCAGTGACACAGATCAGCGGTCTGACCTGGCTGGAGGGCGCAACGGTAGCGGTGCTGGCTGACGGCGCCGTGCAGTCGCAAAAGGTGGTGACCGCGGGCGCGATCACGCTGGATCATGCGGCAAGCGTGGTGACGGTTGGGCTGCCCTATGTGAGCGACTTGCAAACGCTGCCGGCGGTGCTACAGCTGGACGGCTTTGGACAGGGCCGCATGAAGAACATCAACAAAGCGTGGGTGAAGGTGTACCAGTCAAGCGGCGTTCTTGTGGGGCCGGATGCGAACCATCTGACGGAGATTAAGCAGCGCACAACGGAGCCGTGGGGGTCGCCGCCCTCTGTGCAGACGGCGGAGCTGCTGGTCATGACCACGCCGGCGTGGGCGCAGAGCGGCCAGGTACTGATCCGGCAAGAGCATCCGCTGCCGTTGACGGTGACAGGACTAACGATGGAGGTAGCGATCGGTGGCTAGCATTCCCTATCTCGACGCAACACCGTTGCAGAATCTGAGTCTGCCAGACCAATCACTGTCGTCGCCGAACTTTCTGGTTTCAGGCTTGGAAGATATCAGCAAATGGATCACGGGCCGCAATGTGGACACGACGGGGATGTCACCCTCGATGGGGAAGACGGCCCAGACCGGGCAGTCCATGAAAAACATTGGACTGCTTACGTCGATTCTCGGCGGTGTGAACTCGGCGATCGGGACCTTTTATGCTGCGAAGACAGCGCAGTACCAGGAGAAGTCGCAGGCCTCAAGCTTTGCTTTCCAGGGAGATATGGCCGCAATCAATGCCTCCCGAGCTGAGACGACGGCCCAGTCGATCGAGGAGGCCGGAAAAAGCCAGATATCCAATTACACGCTACGCGCCGGTGAGCAGAAGGCCGGCGCGGTGGCCTCGATGGCTGCGCGCGGGATCGCGCTGGGGCAGGGATCGACCGCGGAAGTGGCTGCGTCGATGGATATTCAGAAGGATATCAATGTAATGAACATCAACGCGAACGCTACGAGGCAGGCCTGGGCCGCGCGCCAACAGGAGACAAACTACCAGAACGAGAGCCTGCTGGACAGGACGAGCGCGGTGAACGCGCTACGATCGGCAAACAGCATCAGCCCTGTGGGGGGGATGGTGAACAGCCTGCTCGGCTCAGCGACGCAGATTGCCGGACAGTGGGACTGGAACCGCTGGATGCGGATGCGCATGGCGCAGGGGGCGCCGGTGACGCAGGTAGGGATCGGCGGTTAACGCGGTGCCGTTTTGGGATTGTTGGCTGCCGGTCCAGATTGGTTGGCAGCGCAGAAGAGCTGAGATGCAGTAGGCTCACGCCATGTTGATGAAGATTGCGAAGTGGATTGCATGCGGAGCGGCCTATGCCGTCTGCGTTCTTGTTTGGGGATGGTGGTGTGATCGACACCGGAATCGAAAGGGATAGAACACGAGATGCCAACAGTTCCTGAGACATTCGCGCCCAGCGTCAGCCAGAGCGAGACGCCGCTTTCGCCGGCCGGAGGGCCATGGGTCAGCCCGATGCGGAACCGCGCGCCGCAATTGCTCGAACAGACGGGTGAGACTCTGATTCAGGCAGGCGACACGGCAGCGCGCCTGGGAAACACGATCGGCGATCGCGTGCAGGCGACGATGGATGAGGCGCTGACGAAGTCTGCCGAGACGAAGTTCCTGCAGTCGGCGCTGCCGTTGGTGGACCAATACCATACCACTGAGGGATTGAATGCGGTGACGCAGTTCGACCCTACGGCGCAGGCGATTTCGAAGGCGCGGCAGGATGCGCGGGCGACGCTGACCGATCCGATTCAGCAGCACATGTTTGACCAGGTGACGAACGATCACCTGATGACGTTTGGCCAGCAGATGCACACGCATGAGCAGGTGCAGCGCGTGCAGTATGGCAAACAACAGGGAAACGATCGCGCCGACAGCATGAATGGCCTGGCGCGCACCGCGTACCTGGGCGGCGATATGGCTGGTTATATGAAATACAGCCAGCAGGCCGATGCGGAGACGCTGGGCGTCGCGCAGCTGAGCGGCGCGGCGCCGGACAGCGATGTAGCGCAGGCGATGCTGCGGGCCAAGCGCAGCGACCTGGCGCGCGGCGTTGTTTCCGGTTTGCTGGATCGCCATGCCTATAACGAAGCGGGAGATTATTTTTCCAACGTGCAGGGCGCGCTGGATATGCGCACGTCTGAGATGTTGGGGAGCGCTATCAAGAGCGTGACGCAGCAGGAAGAGACGGTCACTAACGGCCAGAAGGCAATTCTCGCGGCCAAGGGGAAGATCGGCGGCCCTGGCGTCTTGCAGCCTCCGGTACCGGGCGGAACGATTACGACGACACAGGGCGTGGATGGCATTGATATCCACGCTGCGCCGGGTACGCCGGTGCATGCGCCGGCATCCGGAACAGTGACGAAGGTGTGGAACGACGACAAGGATGGTGGCGGCCTTACCGTGCAGATGCAGATGCCGGGCGGCTATATGGCCGAGTTTAACCATCTGAGCGCGGCCAACTATCAGGCTGGACAGAAGATCACAGTGGGACAGGTGCTGGGACAGACTGGCAAGGACGATGGCGGCCAGGGCGTGATGCACTACGCGATGACCGGGCCGGATGGCAGCTATATCGATCCGCGGCAAGCGTCGGGCTCTCCCATGGATCCGAAAAATTTTAACTCGCCGCAGGATGAAGAGTCGGCGGTGAAGTGGCTGAACGCAAATGTGTCCGACCCGGAAGAGCAGCGCATGGCCGAACGCTACGTGCGCGGCATTGCCAGCATGAACCGGCAGATCGCGAATCAGGAGCACAATGCGGCGTTGAAGCAGGCAACGGATTGGTGGTTTGAACACGGCCAGTCGATCGCCGACCTGCCGTCTGACGTGAGGATGCAACTGACGCCGGAGGATCTGGATAGCTTTAACCAGCAGGCGAAGGCGAAGAACGATGTGGATCTGTTGGCGAACTGGATCCAGCATCCGGAACAGCAGACCGTGGATAACGTGAAGCGGGCGTACGCGCAGGGCCAACTGTCGGATGGCGGCTACCTGACCGCGCTGCGCGGTGCGATGTCGCTGCAGGCGGATCCGGGAAACGCTGACCCGCAAAAGGTGCAGGCGGTGAGCCTTGACAATAAGCAGCTGGACGCCACGCTGCTGCAGAACGGGTTTCCAAACCTTATTGGCGAAGGGGCCGACAAGGACACGAAAGCGCAGAAGATCAAGCTGGTGAACGATATTCGCAATGAGATCGACACGGCGCAGACCATGACCGGCCGCAAGCTGGGCCGCGATGACGTGCAGAAGATCATCGATCAGACGATCTCGGACTCGGCATACATCGATAAATCGCACTTCTTTGGTTCGCCCACACCGCAGGCGCAGAGACTGTATTTCATGAGCCCGCAGGAATTGGCGGGAGCCTATGAGGTGGTGGGCGGCCAGAAGGTCTACCTGAGAGATATCCCGGCGACGGAGCGGCAGTCGATTATTGCCGCGTTGTATCGCCATCGGATGCCGGTCAGCGAGCAGACGATTGCCAATCTGTGGGTGAAGAACGGACGGCCGGGCGCCGCGCAGAAGTAGGAGAAGATGCCAGTTACCGATTACGACACGATTTTAAGTGGCGGCTCGACGGCTCCGGCCATGCAACGGAACGCCTACGACGATTTAATCGACGGCCGCGTTGACCAGGCCAACCAGCAGGCGGTGCAGTCGATCGCGCTGGCGGCGGGGAACAACCCAGACGCGGCAGCCGAGGCACAACGGCTAGGCGCGCAGACCGGGGTGGGCGCGGGGATCGCGGGCCGTAACCTACCTGCGATGCGGCAGCGCGCGGCGGTGCTGGACGCGCAGAGCCGGATGCTGGGCTCGAGCAGTCCGATCCTAGCGCAGCAACTTGCCGACCCGAACTTTGCTGCAATCTCCCATGACCAGCTGGATAACCTGTCGACCAGCGAGAAGATCTTTGGGGCGGTCAAGGATGCAGTGGGCGGTGCAGGCGACCTGCTGAAAACGGCCTTCCCGGTGTATGGATTTGGCGCAAGGCCTGAGCCGATGCCGATGCCGAGCGAGATCTATGACCAGTACAACAGCGGTCATGCGCAGTACGAGCTGGGGATGCTGGGCATCAAGGCAAAGCGCGGCCAGGCATCGACGCAGGATTGGCAACGTATCCGGCAGCTGCAGGCGCAGATTGCCAGCGCACCGCAGCCGCAAACGGTGACGGGACGCACTCTGGGCGGCGTGGCCTCGATGGCCGGGAACCTGTTGCCGATGGTTCCGAACGCGCTGACGGTGGGCGCGGGAACAGGCGCGGCGGCAGGCGTTGCGGCCCTGGCGGGTGTTGTGAGCGCTCCGGCCTCGCCGGCGACGGCACTGGCCGGTTTTGGCGCGGGCTTTGAGTCGGAGTTTGGCGCGCAGAATTACGAGATGATGGCGGGTAACACCTACCTGGACCTGTTGGATAAAGGTGTGGATGAGCATCGCGCGCAGGTCGCTGCCGGAGTGGTGGGGGCGGTGAACACGGCGCTCCAGATGGGCGCGCTGCGCGTCGCGGGAAAGCCGCTGGCTGGAATGGCGGACGAAGCGACCGCACGCCTGTTCAACCGGGCCATGGGCGAGCAGGTTGCCGAACAGATGACGCGGCCGACAGTCGGGCGCGCGGCTGCGAACTTTGTGACGAACTGGGCAAAGAACACGGCGATCGGCACCGGTGAGATGGCGGCGCAAACGTTGACGTCGGCACTGGGCGAGGACTGGGCGCGCAGGCAGGACGTATTCACCCCGGAGCTGGGGCAGAAGCTGGGCTCGGCATTTGGAGACGCGCTGCTGACGATGGGTACGCTGAATGCGATGACGGGGATGGTGGGCTTCAGCTGGGACACGGCACGCGCGCAGAAGGCGCAGGCCTCGGCCGAGTTCTTCCAGGCGCTGTCGCAGAATGCGGCTGACTCAAAGGTGAGAACGCGCAATCCGGACGCCTACGAGAAGTTTGTTGCTGCACAGGCCGCGGGATCGCCGGCAGAGAACGTGTATGTGGACGGGGATAAATTCGCCCAGGTCCTGCATCAGTCCGGGATAGAGCCGGAGCAACTGGAGCGCACGGTCCCGGGGATCACTGACCAGATTAATGAGGCGTCGTTGACCGGCGGCGACGTGATGATGCCCACGGCGCAGTATGCGGCGCGGCTGGCCGGTACAGACCTGGGGAAGGCGCTGCTGCCGCACATGCGGCTGGATCCGGATGCCATGAGCGCCGAGGAGTCGACACGTTTTCTACAGGCGCAGAAAGAGCGGTTCGAGGAAGCACGGGCGTCGGCCGAACAGCAGATGGCAACCAATGACACTTTTGCCAAAAGTGCCAAGGCTGTCGAGGGCGACATCTTCGACCAGCTCAAGGCTACGAAGACGATGCCCGACGATGCGGCGCGGACGAATGCGCAGTTTGTGCGGGACTTTGTGGTGACGCAGGCAGCGCGGGCCGGAATGCTGCCGGAGGAGTTTTATAACCGGTATAAGTACACGGTCGCAGGCGTGGCCCCAGAGGGCGATAAGCTGGCGCAGATGCCCTTTGACGAAGGGGTTGCCGCGCCAGCAGCCGGCGCGGATTTGTTGCATCAGACTACCCGCGGGGGCTTTGACCCGGCTACGCTGACGACGCTGCTCGGCCAGAAGGCCGATATGAGCACGTTTCTGCATGAGACCAGCCACTACTTCCTGAGCGTCTATGGCGACCTGGCGAAGCAACCGGATGCGCCGCCGGAAGTGAAAGCGGATATGGATGCGCTGCTGAAATGGTTCGGGGTGAAAGACCTGGACGCATGGCACGCGATGAGCCTGGACGAGCAGCGCAAGTATCATGAGCAGTTCGCCTACAACTTTGAGAAGTACCTCGCGGACGGTAAAGCGCCCAGTATTGAGACACAGCCGCTGTTTGACCGGTTTGCGGCGTGGCTGAAGCGGACTTACGTTTCGATCCGCGATGACGTCAACACCATTTACAAGCGCGAACACGGAACCGATTTGCCGATTATGACCGGCGAAGTGCGGGATGTGATGGGTCGCATGCTGGCCAGCGACGAGCAGGCGCGTCAAGCGGAAGCGGTGCGGGGGATGCAGCCGCTGTTTCGCTCGGCCGAAGAGGCGAAGATGACGCCGGAGGAGTGGGCTGCCTATCGCCAGATGAACGGGGAGGCTACCGACGAGGCCTCGGCGCAGCTGAGCCGGGGAAGCATCCGGCAGATGCAATGGCTCTCGAACGCGCGCAGCCGCGTGCTGAAGGAGTTGCAGCGGCAGCACGATACGCTGCGCAAGGGCGTGCGCGAGGAAGTGGCCGGCGAGGTGCAGGAAGAACCGGTCTATGCAGCGCAGCGCTTTTTGAAGACGGGCGAACTGAAGGGCGAAGACGGCGAGGAGATCCAGGCGCTGATGGGCCACAAGCTGGACTCGGAGCGGGTGAAGGCGCTGTTTCCGGAATCGGCCCCGGGCGAGAAGCCGGACCTGGGCAAGCTGCGTGGGATGACAATGAAAGACGGCCTCGATCCGGATATTGTTGCGCCGATGTTTGGGTACGACAACGGTGAGCAGTTGGTGCGCTCGATCGCGGACGCCAACGCACTAAAGGATGAGATTGACGCGCGCACCGACCAGCGGATGCTGGAGCGGCACGGCGAGATGGCTTCCCCGGAGCAGCGGGAGGCCGCAGTGGAGAAGGCTCTGCACAACGAGGCGCGGCAGCGTTTTGTTGCTGTGGAGCTGCGGCATTTGACGAAGGCGGTTGAGCCGGTGCGCGTGATGATGAAGGCTGCTGAGCTGACGGCCGAGAAGATGATTACCGAGAAGCCGATTGCGGATGTGGTGCCGCGGGAGTTCTCGGCAGCCGAGGCACGGGCAGCGCGGGAAGCGGTGGACGCGATGCGGCGCGGCGACAGTGCGGCTGCAGCCAAGGCAAAGCGCAACCAGCTGCTGCAGAACGCGCTGGCAAAAGAAGCGATCAGGGTGCGCGAGGAAACAGATGCGGCCCTGCGCTATCTGAATAAGTTTGACCGGCCATCGAGGGCTGTGACAAAGGCGATCGGGGCCGACTATATGGACCGGATCAACGAGCTGCTGGCCGGCTATGCGCTGAGCGCACGCGCACGGTACGGAGACAGCAGCCAGACGCTCAGCGCGTGGGTGCAGGCTGAGTATGCGCGTACGGGTGTAATGCCGGCAGTGAGCGACGACGTGGTAGCGCGGATGGGCTCGATGCACTGGAAGGATATGACGATCGACCAGATGCGCGACCTGCGCGATGCAGTGAAGAGTCTGGAATATGTAGGTAAGCGGCAGAACCGCATTGAGCTGGAGGGCAACGCACATACTGTGGACGAGTTGATCGACCAGGTGCGTGCGAACCTGATCGATGTGAAGCACACAGAGCCGGTGGACGTGCGGAACGATTTGAAGCATGCGAGGGGACTCGACAAGATCCACGCGCAGTGGTTGAACGCGAAAGGTATGTTGCGCTCTGCGGATGCGGCGCTGCTGAAGATGGAGCAGTTTTTCCAGTGGCTCGATGCGGGCAAGGATGCAGGGCTGAAGGAAGCTCCGGTGGACGGCCCGATGCAGAGGCTGTTTCACCTGGCATCGAATGCCGAGGGCCGCGAGCGCGCGATGCGAGCAGAATCAACCGCTGCGCTGCGGACGCTGGGCGATAAGCTGCGAGATGCAAAGGTGGACCTGAACCAGAGGCTGGATGTGCCTGAGCTGCCGCTGCCGGGGGGAATGACCTGGTACCGCGAAAACCTGCTGGCGATGGCGCTGAACATGGGCAACGAAAGCAATAAGGAGAAGCTGCTCAAAGGGTATTTCTGGCAAGAGCGCGATGCGGTAGCGGCCATCAACCGGCTGTTGTCGCCGCCGGAGATGGATTTTGTACAGGGTGTCTGGGATCATATCGGAAGCTACGGGAACGAGATTGTCGAGCTGCAGCGCCGGCAGACGGGCGTGACGCCAAAGATGATCCGGCCGTCGCCGCTCTCGACGGCGCATGGGACCTACTACGGCGGCTATTATCCCATCGTCTACGACGGCTTTCAGGATCGTACGATCGAGGAGAAGCAAGCGCGCAGCGCGGACCAGTTGTTTGAGAACAACTATGCACGGCCGTCGACGAACAAAGGACATACCATTGAGCGCACGCACTACAACGGCCCGGTGTGGCTTTCACTGGGGGTGATCGCGCGGCACATCGACCAGGTGACGCATGACCTGGCGTGGCGCGAGCCGATCACGGATATGAACAAGGTGCTGACCGATCCGCGTTTGCTGGATGAGGTTGACCACACCTATGGTCGCGAGTACTCGAAACAGTTCCGGCCGTGGCTGCAATCGATGGCCAATGACCGCGTGTTCAACACTGCGGGTGACTCGGCGTGGGAGAACTTTATCCGCAAGACGCGCAGTAATGCGACCATGGTGGGCATCGGGTTTCGCCTGTCGACGATGGCCGTGCACGGGACGTCGGCGCTCTCGAACTCGATTGGGGAGATCGGGCCGGGATGGTTTAGCAAGGGCGTGCAGCAGTTTATGGGCGTCGATCGCGTGCAGCAGGCGCGGGACTTTATTTACGCACGTTCGCCGGAGATGGCGCACCGCCTGGACGAGGCGGACCGCAACGTGCATGAGGCGATTGACGACATCAACCAGCATCAGGCTGCGCTGGTCTCTCCCACGGCTGCAACGCGGCTCTACGATAATGCGCGGAAGTTCGCGTTCCGCGGGGTAATGACGCTGGACCTGATGAGCGCCATGCCGACCTGGATGGGCGCGTATCTGAAGGGGATGGCGAAAGAGGCTGACGGCGGCCTGAACCTCTCAGAGGCTGACGCTGTGGAGTATGCAAACCGGGCTGTGCGCAACGCGCATGGCGGCGGTGGCGTGAAGGACATGGCCGCGGTGCAGCGCGACAAAGGCATCATGTCGCTGGCGACCATGTTCTACAGCTACTGGAATCACGTATACAACCGGCAGCGGGATATTGGGAAAGGCATCGCGGCCGCGCCCGGTGGAACCACGCGCGACTTTTCCCGCGTGCTGGCGCGCAGCCTGTTCTACGTGGCTGTGCCGCAGATCGCGCATATCCTGCTGAAGCCCAGTCCGCAGGAGAAAGAGCAGGACAATACCCTGGAGGGTTTCCTGAAAACGACTGCTGAGGATATCGGATTGGGCCTCGTGTCCGGAGTGCCTATCCTGCGCGATCTGGCGACAGCAGCGGTACGCGGTCGCGATTACGCTTTCACGCCGATCGAGCAGGCCGGCAACACGTTTGTGCACACGGCCGAGGACGCGATGAAGATTGCGCACGGCGAGGAACCGAGCAAGCGGTTCTCGCAGAACGCAGCCGAGGCAGCTGGATACGCTTTGGGCTTACCGCTGAGTCAACCCGCGGCGACAGCAAAGTTTTTGTGGGACGTGACGGACGGCGAAGCGGATCCGGAGAGCCTGAAGGATTGGTGGCGCGGAATTATGACCGGGAAGATCCGGTAGCTACCTGCGGCCCGTTTTGTTGTCTTGTATTTCCGCGACTTGCTGCTCAAGGTTGTAGACCTGCGACTCGAGATCGTTGATCTGAAGCTCCATGGTCGCTTGTCTGCTCTCATAGTGACGCTGCAATAAGTAAGCGCACCCAAGCATGAGCGTTGCGACGACACAGATTGCCCAGAAAGCTTGCAATGCTTCGCGGCTTAGCTGTGTCCCGCCGCTTTTCGGCTTCCAGCGCAGGACCTCGACGCTGAGTGCTAATGAGAAAAACAGTGCGATGACAGTTGCAACCAGCATGGCTGAATCCTCCGAAACCTATCCATAATAGCGCACTTGCGCTAGACAGCAACCATTTATCTGCCGGATGACCCGTTACCAGCGGGTGAGCGCGGCGGTGTTCTCAGGAGAGAATCAATGACGATCAGCTCAACAAATCGCATAGCCGGGCCGTTTACGGGTGACGGAACGACGGCTACGTTTCCATTTACTTTCAAGGTTTTTGAGGATTCGGATCTGTATGTGGTGACGCTGAATCTCTCCACCGGCGCGTTGACGGTGCTGACCCTGACCACCGATTACAGCGTGACATTGGACGCTGACCAGGACACGAACCCGGGCGGCTCGATCACGCTGACCGCAGGCAACCTGGCTACCGGCCTGACCCTGACGATCACCACGGACATCGCCGCACTGCAGGGCGTGGACCTGACCAACGGCGGCGGCTTCTATCCCGACGTGATCAATGGTGCGCTGGATCTGCTGACCATCCTGATTCAGCAGTTGCTGGACACGGCAGCGCGATCGTTGCAATACCCGATGGGTGATACGACGACAAATGCCGTGTTGCCCTCGGCTGCGCAGCGCGCGGGCATGGTGCTGGCGTTTGACAGTAACGGCAATCCGGAGCTGTTGCCGTTTGCGAGCGGGAGCATTGTGCCAGGATCACAGACGGCCGCGGGAACGATCAACGGGGTCAACAAGAACTTCACCTTCACAGCGGCGTCGACCTCGACGCCGAGCATCCTGGTATTTGCCGCCGGCGCGTTTCAAGATCCGGCGACGGATTACGGCGTGCCGACGCTTGTCACCGGCGCCACCTGGCAGATCACGTTTACGAACGCCCCACTAAATGGCCCCATCAAAATCTTGATGCTTGGGTAGAGGAGAATGGCATGACGAGGTTTCTCAGTATCAGTGCGATCGTGGTGCTGGCATGCGTGGGCATGCAGGCGCAGACGCCGCGGCCAGTGGAGATCAATGTGCAGGCGTCTCCGTATGGCGCCAAGGGCGATTGCGTGACGGACGACAGCGCGGCGCTTCAAGCGGCAATCAATGCAGCAGGAAGCTATACGCCCGCAGCGACAGTGGTATTTCCCAAAGCCACAGGTGGCTGTTATCTGACGAGCACAATCCAATGGAACGGCGCACCGCTGTTGGGTCAAGATCCTCCGCATGGATTCAATTATGGCGGTGGTGCAGTTGTCATCAAGGGAAAACCCGGACAGGATATCGTCCACGTGGTTGACCCGACCACCGCAGGCAGCGTGGCGCCTGGGCGGTCATGGTCGATTCGCAAGCTCACGTTCATGGTGGATAACTCGGTGGCCGGTAGCTTTCCGCATCGCTGGCCGGGCAGATGGCTGAGCACAGGATCTATCAGCGCTTCGAGCGCAACTCTCACGGCGACCGGCGCGTACTTCACCTGTGGCGACGTGGGACAGCCGATTGAAGTGATGGGAGCGGGAACGAGCGGCGGCAACCTGGTTACGACTATAGCGTCGGTGCCATCGTGCTCGCCGATTTCAGGAGGAAATGATTCTGCAACGTTAGCTTCCGCAGCTTCAACGACGGTAACGAACGCGTCGGTCTATGTCTCAGTTCACAACATCCCGGTGACCACAACCATCGGGAATGCCGCGATTGCATTCGACAACTATGACGGTAAGTCTGCGGACTGGCTCATGACCGGAAGCATCGGCTCTCTCGGCGACGCAATCTCTGATGTTGACGTGGTTGCAACGAACGGGAACGCCTGCAAATATCTGGATCAATGCCCGACGGCTGCGGCGATTTATTTTCAGGGCATCTGGGCACCTTATGAGATGGACGCGAGAAATGTGAATATCGGTCCGGGCCTGATGTTCGGCATTGTGGAAGGCACGCCCGACACGAATCCGCAGTCAGAGGCAATCGGTGAAGATTACCAAACCTGGGATATCGGCGGCTGGCACACAGTCTATCCGTGGATCAGCTACAACGGAACATTCAATAAGATCACGCGGATTCAGCTTGCAGACCAGTTTGGGCCGGCCGTGCTGGGCGTGAATTCGGCGACCGAGTACCAGCCCGGCGCGTGGCTCATTGATGACAATCCTGAGTTCGAATCTAACTGCTACTACTTGAGCACGGCACCGTCTACATGTGTGCCGGGAGTTGGCTGGAGGATTACCGGAGGAGAGCATACGATCAGGCAGACAAAGCTCGCTTCGAACGGCGCGAAAGCTTTTCTGGACACTTTCGTTTCAACTTATACAGATGATGCGATTTTAGGCAATCTGCAGCTGAACGGCTACGACAACACCATCCAGTTCATCAGCGATATGAGCAGCATTACGCTGACGGGGTGGACGGACAACGGTATAGGGAACGTCTTCAGCGGCGCTTATCTCCCTGGATCGGCGACCCCACAGACGCGATATGCGGCAGTGAACGTGACACGCGGAAATGCTTTGGTGGGACAGGTGACCTCGGATTTCATACGTAGCGGGAACGTGAGCAACCCTTATCCGAATGACCGCGACTTGCTTTTCTGGCCGAATGATTTCTTGTACACCACAACCAACCCGCGTCCGGTGGTGCTTGACACAAATTCTTTCAGCGGAAAATACGCGCAGTTGACGAGCAGCGATTACATTGCGAAATGGAACCTGTTCAATGTGCAGAACAATAACCCGAATAATCAGAATCAGCGGGCGATGATCTGCAACTCGACGGCTGGGTGCGAGATCCCGGCCACCAAAAATATCATCTACGTGGCGGCTAAATGCCCGACCGACACGAGCTATGTACTCCGCGTTCAGGCGACGGGTAGCACTGTCGTGAATAACACGACGCTGACATGCTCGACAGGCTATACCGTGCAGAGTGTCACGGCGGATTTCTCCAGCTATTCAGGGAGCTATCTCAGTCTTTACTTCGGCGTCACAAGCGAGGTTGACATAGCGTGGATCGGAGTGAGGCCGTACCAGGCGGACTACAACGGTTCGCAGCCCGCATTGAAGGGCTTTTTGGATTCCCAACTTAGTTTCAGCTTTGTGGGCGTGCCGGCGAATGCTCAGCTTTTCCTCTGGGTTCCTATTACTTTTCCGGTCACTATCCCGTCAGGCTGCACGTCGTCGATCTTAGGCGTGAAGACGGCTCCAACGAGCACGCAGACAGTGACCTTCACAAAGTATGCCGGAGGGCCGACGGGGACGGCCACAGTGCTCTGCACGGCTACGATTGCGGCAGGTGCGAAAACGGCGACGTGGAGCGGATCGGGCGGCTCGCTGGCCGCTGGAGATTGGTGGGAAGTAGACAACCAGGCGACTGCGGATACCACGGCAGCGACCTTTGCGGGGAGCACCTATGTCACGCACTAAATGGCTTCTTCCTCTCTTGCTGGCGGCTAGCTTAGGCCATGCGCAATCACCCGCGCTCGCTCAGTCGCCAGCTACTTGCGGTCTAAACGGAACGACCACAACGTGCGCAGCTACGTTTGGGAGTGCGGTTGGTGCTAGGAACCTGCAACTCTGGGCGGTTGCCCTTGGGGCCTACGCAGGAACGCGGCCAACGTTCGTATCGATTGCCGACAGCGCCGGAGATTCGCCGACGCTGGTTGCAATTCAAACGTGGGGAACGAACCTCGAAGTTCGCATCTACGCGGTAATCAACTCGATTGGCGGAAGCAACGCTGTTACGTTGACAGTGACCTCGGGGAACACAAGCTACAACGCCGCATCTCTTGTGGCACTCGAATATAACACGGTGGCGGCGACCTCGATCGAGTACGTGACCAAGTTTGTTGGCGCTGGAAGCTACGCGTCTTTAGCAACAAATACCGCGTATTCGCTTACGGCTAACACGCGGGCAATTGCGATCGGCGCGTCGATGCAGGGAGCCACTACGGGGTACACGGCTACGGGATTCACGACGGATGGATTCAAATCGCAGGCCGGAACCAGCGGGGGCGCAACCTCGATTGGGTTGCTGGGCCAAAATCTCGCTTCCGCGACCTCGATTTCCGCGACCGTCAGCACGGCGTCCGTGAACCTGGATATAGCGGGCTTGATTATCATCCGGTCCGCATTGCCGGCAGTCGGCGCTGTGCAGCGCAACTGGTGTACGACTTCCACGAATAATGTGGCTTCGATTGCGTGCCCTATGCTGCCATCGTTGAGCGGAGATATGGGGCTGGCAACGATCTACGCTAATATGGATACCGATTTGACCAGTGCCTACATCCCGGTAGTGACTGATTCTACCGGCACGGTATGGAGTCCGGTCCCAGCGAGTTTTAATGGCGGCGACAACTTCAACGGGCGTTATCTCTATTTTCGTCCTAATCTGCCAGCGGGCGTGAGCTCTGTGAGTGTGGCAGCGCGCGGCGGGGGAAATCAGCAATATGACGTGGAAGTGAAAGAGATTCACGGAGTAGCTTCAACAACGCCGCTGCTGCTTTCTGCAATGCAGACAGCCTCAGGAACCACGGCGATCGCTCCGTCCGCAGTGCCTGTCCCAGCAGGGACCTACTTTGCTGACTTTGTGATTTCGGACCTGACCGCTTCAAACACCTACACGACGGCCAGCGGATTCACCCCAGTCTTGCCTACATCGTCGAGTACCACGCTTGCTTGGAAACAGAGCCAGGAAGAAACGGTTACATTCGGTGGAGCAGGTTCAATCGCTCCAACAAGTACGGCAACATCGGCAGTGACGACAGCAGTCTATCTTGTAGCCGTGTTTCAGTCTCTTAGCAACTCTTACGTGCATCTAGTTCAAGCAACGCACGGGGGAAGCTCATCTGTTTCAGGCATCAATAACCCCATCCGTCAATACCTCGTTAACACAGTAGCGGGAAACGACTTATACGCGATTGGAACGTGGGGAAATACTGGAGCTGCGGGAACTTTGACCAGCAGTCCGTCGCTGACATGGACGCCAGTATGCTCCCAGAGTCAGTTTGAGATATGGCGATCTCCGGCAACTCCGGCAGGACTCTACACGGTCACGCTGACAGTTAGCCCAAATGGCGGATATCCGTCTGTATTCATCGTGGAGACTAGTCCTGGGGTCATCGACTCCTCGATCTGCGCAGCAGCGACCGGAACGTCGGTATCAAGCGGAAACGTGACAACGACGGCGGCGAACGATTTGATCCTCTCTGTTGGATCAGCGAATGATTCGGCCTGTACGGGCATTGCTCCAATTTACGGCGGGACGGGCTATACGCAATATGGCGATGGAACCTCGCACTGTACGACGCAGACAGAATGGGTACAGTACGGCGCATCTTCTGGATCCGTTTATTCAAACTCGTTCACGTCGGCGAGTTCGGCTCAGTTAAACGCCGCTGTGATCGCGATTAAGCTGTCGAGCCCAGCAGTTATCACTCAGCCAGTGGTGAACATCATCACGAAGCTGAATCGAATGCTGGCTGCGCCGAATATCGGGGTCGCAGCACAGATTGCTGCGGGGCAGTAACAGATGCCATGGGGAGGGATGTATGACTGCTCATGATTTGATCGTCGACATTTTTGCGCGGGTCCAGGGGGGCGCCGGCAATGTGCGCCGCATAACCCGTCCGCAGCTGGACCTGCTCCTGGCTCTGATCGCCGAGAACGAGGAGGGCGGCGCCGTGGCATCGGGCGGCCCTGGTGTGACTGTCTGGACTCCCAGCGGGCGCGACAAATACATAATTACCGAAGATGCGCGCGGCGCTCGTCACACGCTCACTCGGCTCTCGAACCTGACTCCAACTGCGATGGGAACGTTGTTCTGATGGTTTCATTTGACGCCTTCTTTCGCGGCCAGCGCACGAAGCGCGACTCGCAAAAGCTCAGTTACGCTGGCGATTCCCATCTTCTGCTGCAGCCGTCGGACGAGCTTCCAATCCTCTAGCCGCCAGCGAATGCTGCTGGTAGCGGGAAGGGAAGCCGCGCTATTTTGCGTTCTTTTCATGTGGAACATTGTGCCGCTCTGTCTTAAGTTGTGCTACAGTGTAGCACGCAATCAGAGTTACCAAAGTCCCGTTTCTCTGCCGGTCTGGCCAGAAAGGAGAGCTATCCTCGCGGAGTGTCCGTGACTCCCTCTTCGGCCGCGAGCCGTGCGACTGCGAGCCGAATCACGTTGGCTTCGTTGAGTCCTAGCTTCCGGGCGAGCTTTGCAATCTGGGCTCGCTGGATTGCGGTCAGGCGGATCGTGGTGGCCGTCATCTTGCTCATACTGACCACCCTATCGACCAAAATGTATGTCGCAGCGGTAGCGCACCGGTGATGAGTAGAGGACTTTGGTAACCGGAAGGGTAGCGCGTGGAAGCATATAATTCGCTTATCCCACGATCAGGAAGAACGCGCACCGCGGAGAACTGCCCAGAGTGCGCTGGTGTATCTCGCGTGCTTTACCGGGCTCTTTCGCAGGATTTGACCTTCGCCGATGCTTTCAAGGTCTGGCTTTCTCACCGGGTGATTGAAACAAACGGGCTGCGCACCAATGCAAGCTACCTGGCACAAAAGACAGAGCGTGATTATCGGGTGTGCGCGAAGGCTCTGACGGTGTTCTTTGGCCATCTGCGGCTCGAGCAGATCGACCCTGGCATGCTGATGACATACCAGAACGCGCGAGCCATGAACCTGCCGGATCCCGAAGGGCAGTGGCGCTGCTGTCGTGGCTGCGCGGTGCATGGTCCGTTTGCGACGCAGGCTGAGGCGGTTGGCTGGGCGGCCGAGCGGGGCGGAGATTGGCGCGTTGTGCAGACACTCTGGGCACGGCCGGCGGGAGCGAATTGTATCCGTAAAGAGATCGCGCTTTTGATTCGGATCCTGCGCGCGGCGCGGCTATGGGGCGACGAAGAAGAGCTGCAGCGCGCTGGATTCCAGCGACTGCGGCCGGTTGAGCCGGATATTGAGCGGGCGATGACCACGGACGAGCAGCACCGGTTTCTGCATGTGGCTGCGAGTAAGGACAAATTCCGATTCATTTATTGCTACGCGATCGTTGCGCTGCAGACGACGGCCAGCACCAACGAGCTGCGTGCGCTGCGCCTGGGCGATGTGCTGCTCGAGGATCGGATCATCCAGATTCCGCGTGCCGGCGCGAAAAATAAATACCGGATGCGGGCGATACCGCTGGTGACGGATGATGCGGTGTGGGCGCTGGAGCAGCTGCTGACACGGGCGCGATCACTGGGAGCCTGCCAGCCCTCGCATTATCTGTTTCCGCGCCAGGCCGCCAGGACGCACTACGATCCGGCCCAGCCAATGAGTGAGAGCGGAATGAAGAAGCCGTGGGATGCGGTGCGGTGCGCGGCGGGAATGCCGGATCTGAGGATCTACGATCTGCGGCATACAGGTATCACGCGCATGGCCGAGGCCGGCGTGCCGTTGGCGGTGGCGATGACCTTTGCGGGCCACATGACGGAGCAGATGCAGCGGCGCTACACCGCGATCTGCATGGCTGCGCAGCGCGGCTGGGGCGAGCAGGTATGGGGCACGATGCAGCCGGATGCGCCGCAATCTCCAGCGGCTGGAGCATGGCCGCGACGCAAGCCGGTGGCGGCAGTGGCGGCTGCGCTGCGCGGTGCTGCCCGCTATCGGTCTTAG